CCAGTTGTACCGCTCGGCGTCCTCGCCATTTTCGATTACCAGATAATCGCTGTGCGGGTTCTCCGGGTCCGGGATCAGGCTGCCATCATCCAGGGTGTAGCGGTCAATGCCTTGCTTAGTATAAACCTCGACCTTTTCAACCAGCTCCATCGTCTCATTGTCCTTGTAGACGTCGACCTCGTAGAGTCTCACTGCATATTCAAGATCAGTGTGGTCTTTGTCGTTCCAGAATGGTAGTATTTCATAACTCTCAAACCGCTTAAATTTAAGTTTTCCATCTTCCCCGTAAAAAGGATGAACCCATCCTTTGCCCTGATTAAATGCGTCCTCAGTGACGTTTTTAAGGGTACGCGTGAAAGCTTTATCGAAAAAACCTTTCAGAGCCTCGACGTAATTATCATCATCACTGGTGATTGTGAATGGTTTACCGATCAAGTAGTTCTTTTTCTGGTCCACCATTTTTGCATATTGATTGTCGATGATCTTGTTATTAGGCAGCCCTTCAAGCTCAACAGGCTCGCCATCTTTTCCGATCATTGTTCTGGTGCGGAATAAAATATCATGCTCATTGCCATAATACTTTTCTCCGGTTATTTGCAGTTGTCGCTCTGGTCCCTTTTTCCATCGGGATATTTCCAACTCAAGAAACCTTAGATCGCTGATAACGTTCTGAGCTCCCTGGGTAATGATTGCATTGATTCTCGATGTTTCTGATATAATCAAGTTACCGCCTCCTTTCAAAATTGTGTTTAGTCGAAACCGACTAAAGATTTTCGGTCGATCTTCTCAGCAACGCCTGTCATTGCGTCCTGAGCATCGTCATGTTTGTTTTTTCCTTCTCGCTGATATTTGATCATTGAGTCGTAAAAGTCGGGCCAGCGGTTATGCCAGTCCTCGGGGTAATAAGCATGATCCATTACCCAGGTTGCATTTGTTAATATACGAGCCTGCTTGTTTTTAGATTGGTGGAACCATTGGACTTTTGTTTTGTTGGTCTTAAGCAGCCGCTCAACATTTCGGGCAAAGCCGCGGCCGCCGTTATTTGACTCAATGTTCGCAACATTAACATTATCTTTTTCCAGCATTCTTGCCGTTTTCGGCTCGGTAATTTCCATAGGGTCCTTAGTGTAAAGAACATCAAGGATATAAGCCTCGTTGGCAAACGTCACGCCATAATTGATAGAGCATAAATAGTCATCGCCAGTATCAGCGGTGTCAGTGTAGTTTTTGATTGCTTTAAATTCTGGCAACTCACCTGAATAGGTTTTAAATTTACTGTATAATCGGCCTTTGAGGTCAATCGGTTCCTGCTGGTAATTTGCTGAAGCGATGTCTGCGCCCATGGCCGATACCTTGGTCATGTATGATTTATAGCTTAATATCTCAGGACAAAGCATTTCGCCAGTCTCTTTATTCAGCGCCTGCATTCTGACATATCGGTGTTTTTTTCCTTCTTTGACACACCAGTCCAATATCTTACCGGCCAAATCGTTGCTGTGCCAGCGGGTCATGATGACGATGATCTTTCCACCTTCTTCAAGTCGGGAAAGCATGGTATCTGTGAACCACGACCAGTGCTTTTCTAAAACATCAGCATTATTCGCTTCAAGGGCCGATTTAATTAAATCATCAATGATCATGATGTTACAACCAAACCCTGTGGCGGTTCCTGTCGGGCTGGTGGCCAGATAATTATTATAGCCACCTTCAAGGCTCCACAGATTCATTGCCCCATCGCCACGCTTTATGGTGACCCCTGGGAAGATATCTGAAAAAACGGGCTTTGACAGATCTGCCTTTTCTTCCTGAATAGTGTTTCTCACATTTTTTGAGAACATGGTAGACAGGGTCTCATTATAGGACCCGGTCATGATCTTTCGTGTTTTATCTTTTCCTAGCAGCCACTCAACCAGGTTCCCGCCGGTTCGGCTTTTACCATGGCGTGGCGGCTCTGCAATAACAATAACTTCTTCATCGGATTCGATAAAATCCTGCAACTCATTACAGAGATCCTTCAGATAAACCCGATCTTTTTTATAAAATCCCGGGGCCTTTGTCCGACAATAAAAATAGAACTCACGCCTTGCAAGCTCTAACTTTGCCTGTAAAGCGATTCGTTCTTTATCCATCATCTTCCCCCGCCAATTTCAACAGTTGTTCTTTGGTCAGTTCTTCAAAGGGATTGTTAAGGGCGACGCCTCCGGAATGCTCAACTTTATCTGTAAACATACCTAAGTGGCGGCCTATCAATTCAAGGGCTTTCAATTTGTCGTGTAATTTAACTTCAATTCCCATTTGGGTTTCTTTAATACCAGCGATAGCAGCCTTTTGATCGGGAGATAGATTATCTGTCGATTCAATAAAAACGCGCCCATTTTGAATTTTGACAAATCCAGTTGCGTCGAGAAAACCAATTTTACTTAATTCTTTCAACACTCGGTCTTGTGTGATCTCTGTCCGCTTCTCCCGCTCCTTGAGCCTTTCACTTAAAAAATCTTGAATGTTAGGTTTTGTTAGGTTCTCGCATCCCGTTTCCTTTGCTGCTTTTTCAGAATACCCAGCCCTTATGGCCGCTTGGGTGGCATTCAGGTCTATTAGATACTCGTCACAAAATCTCTTTTGTTTTTCAGTTAACTTGGCCATTCTGCCACCTCCTTTTCTGAGCGCTAAAAAAAGACACCCTCGCGGATGTCTCAATCTTTTCTAACGCCAGTATACCATATATAGCCTAAAAATATTACTCAAAGTGTTCCATGTTGTGTTCCTTGTTGCATTTTGACTTGACTTTTCTTATATAACCGTGTTCGTAACCAAGAATCTCGGCCGCTTCTTTTTGATTGTATCCGCAAATATTGGTCAAATATAAAACTTTATCCTTGATCCCATCAATCCGCTCGACACGTTCAGTTAATTCAGATTTGAGATTGTCAATCTCATTTGTAAGTCGCTGATATTCCTGAAACACCTCAAGGGCTCCTTTGCCGCTATTACCGTGGATAATGTTGGCGTCAATGTAATCTGTGCCGCTGGAATATGCCTTCGGATATTGCCGATCAAACAAGTTGCTGCGTTCTTCTTCCAGTTCGGCTATTTTATCTTTAATTTCGTACTCGGTCACTCTTCACCCTCCACACACCGCCACCGTTCGGCTTCAGCTTCTAGGCGCTTAATCTGGTTCTCTAAGATCCGGTACCGGCTTAGCCATTTCACTTTTGCTTGTCGTTCTTCAGGTGTCATTTAAAAACCTCCAAATTTCTTACTTAACCATTCAATAAATACTTCGAGATGAAGCTTTTTCGCCATTTCGTCCAGTAGTTTATTCCAGGCTTCACGTAAAATTTTCTTATCATGTAAATATTTAATTTCCCTTTTTATCCGCCTTTCTTGTCTTTTTGTGCAATCGCCAGCGTTTAGAATGGATTCCAGATATTTCAAGTCTTCTTCAGGTGTCATAATTCCTCCAATTTTCGACCGCACATCGGGCAGTAATTTATTTTGTGGTTCCACTCAGTCCAGTCGCCATAATCGGAGGCGGCATAAAATACAATGTAGTTTTCCCCCGTTGTCCTACTTTTGCAAATCGACATATTGGTGTCTTCATCACCTATTTCTTTTTCGTTTTTGCAAAAATCGCACCCGTCTTGCTCCCACATATCACTAAATCCCGTATTTGGATATACCACCGAACAGCAATGGCACGGGTAGTCGCATCCGTTCAATTCCGTATGTTTGCATGTTTCACATTCGTGAGTCATTCTTTCACCTCAACCCTTTCCATCAGAAAATTAACATTCGTCGCCACATGCCACAAGTGGGGTAATCCCGATTCTTCATCGACACTGTTCAAATCCCTCATACAATGGCACAGGTGACGGATTAACGCCGCCATGAACCGGGATGATTCGACTGATTGCCAATTGTCCGGGTCGCCATATTTATCCGTCCCATATCCCCTCACGTATCCGACCGCTTCAATCAGCGCCGGACTTACCAGGTCACAACGTGGCTTGCCTGTGTCTGCTTTTGCGGAATAATCGATCACATTCAAATCAACTTCGGCAGGGTGCCAATAGTAACCACCCCTACAACCAACGCAGGTTGTGTGATATTCGCCGCCATTCC